TCAATAGCACCTTGATTAAATAATATGCTATCTTCTTGATTATATCCTGTATGGCTAGCAATTGCTACTATTACTTGTTGGCCAGATGGTATATTATTCAATTTAATAATATTCATAATTCTTGTTTCTACCAAAGGACGCATAGAATAAGATAAAACATACGCAGTTTTATCCATTCTATTATCATAATTCGTAACATACATTCCAATTGCTTGTTTACCCATTGCACTTTGATATGTATTTCTGGGAGATTGATTAGAATCTGGAAAAGGAATACACGATGCTAAAATGCCAAAAATAGTACTAGGATGAATTTCACAATGTGAATATTTAATAATATAATCACCATTACTTTTATTTAAATCAGACATTTTCATGGCGATCATTGATGAATTTTGTTCATAAGAATCTACATATTCAATTATTGATTTTTCATATTTTATACTAGAAATTAAATCATTCCAATTTGCAGAACCATTTAAAATATCCTGACGAATTTTATCACTAATTAGTAATTTATTATTTTTAACTTTGAATAATGGTCGCATAAGTCTTCCTGCATCATTACAAATTTTAATTTCTTTTAATCTATAATCAAAAATTATAGACGTATAAATATTTAATATACCTTTATATTTTTTATCTTTAAGATCATTAAATAATTTTTCGGGTTCATTTGTAATACCTACCCAAGAACCATTTATAAAAACTTTTACTTTATCTAGTAATTCTGAATTATTACCATTATAATCATCTATTGTAGTTATTAATGGTAAAATTATAGTATATAAACCATTACTATTTGATGTAATAGTTACATGACACATATAACTTAAATTTTTAACAATACCAATTGATGCACCTTCTGGTGTTTCTGCTGGGCAAAGAAATCCCCAAGATGAATTATGTAACCTCCTGGGTGGAACTAGTTTACCACTTTTATCAATTGGAGTATTAATTCTCCGTAAATGACTTAAACTAGAAATATATGTTAATCTATTTAGTACTTGTGCAACACCTACTTTATTACTATTTATTTGTTTGATGCCAAAATCACCTGTAGCAAGAGCTCTTTTAATACCATTTTCGATGGTTGTAGATTTTAAAATTTTATAAATATTAGTATGATTGATGATATTTGAATAATCATAACTAGATTTCCATGATCCATTATTAATTTCTCTGGTTATTTGTTTTTGCATGTCTTTGATTAATTTATTAAAATAATTACGAAATAAATTATTTATTAAAACACCAGTAGTATCAATTCTTTTATTTATATAACTATCTCTATCACTTTCTTTCAACCATCCAAATGATGTTTGGAGTAAAATATTAGTCATATAACCTAACATATAAATTTTTTGTTTATTTGTTTTACAATGCGGAAAAATATCATTATTAATAACTTCTAAAGCAAAGTCATATTTTTTTTTATATCCAGTTTCTCTATCCATATTTAAAGGTGTATAAATAACATTTGAAACTATATGTTTTATAGCAGCTTCATATGAAGTAATTTCATTAGCTTCAATAAGAGATGCTTTTAATGCATATAAAATTTTTTTATGATCTTTATAATCGATATCATACATGATTAATTCACAAATTTCTTTATCAGATATAATATTAAAAGCTCTAAATATAATAAATAAAGGAATAGGATTTTTTAAACGAGGTATTTGTAAATAAATTGTTTTACCAAAACCCTCATCTTTAGAATTAATAACTAGACTAATTTGTTTAGGAGATATACATTTCCAATCAGGAATACATTTCATTTCAGCTATCCACTCCCATTTAGTATTATTTTTTTGAATATTAAAACAATAAATTTGATTTTCTGCTGCTCGTTCTTGACCAATACATGTTTTCTCAGAACCATTAATAATAAAATATCCACCAGGATCCATTTTACATTCTCCTGTGTAGTTATGATTTAGCTGTTTATATTGAGAAAGAATACATAAATCTGATTTTAGCATAATTGGCATTTTTCCGATATGAATATTATTCAATACTTTATTGTATGTATTAATATTGTTATAATTTTCTCCATTTCTTACAATATATTTTATATTAAGTGTAACTATCATATTACCAGAATATGTAAAATTTCTTAATCTAGCTTCCTGTGGAAACATTAATTTAGTTGCACCGTTATTTTCATACAGTTGAGGTCTTAAAATATTAAAATTTTCAAAAGAAATCAATACTTCCAATCTATATAAATTATGTTCTTTAATATAATCATTTTCAGAAACAATTCTAAGAGGATTAAACATTTCAATTGTTTGTTGTAATTGATTATTAACAAAATAATTATATGATTCTAATTGATGTTTAACTAATTCTTTTAAATGCTGTTTATCAAAATTTAGTTCTATTATATTCCAAATTTCTTCTTTATTTAATTCTATATCCTCATCTTTCATAATTAAATTAATATTAAATCAAATATTTAAATTGAAATAAATATTCAATTTTAATATTTATAAGTAAAATATTTAATATAATTTTAAAATTTTATATTAAATAATGTCATCTCAAAAAATATTAAAAATTGATCCTAAATTATTTACTTTTTCTGGGAAAAAAAAAGAAAAAACAAAAAAAAAACTACCTGATGTTAGTGATAAAACAAATCTTAAAACCAATAAAGTTAAACAAGAATTATTAAAAAAAGTAAAAAATTATCAAAAGAATAGTGAAATTGAATCAAATATGGAAAAAAAAGAGACTAACCATAATTTTTTTAAAAATACAGCAGAAAATTTATTTGATAACAATGAATTTGAGAGAGAATTTAATAAATCTTTATCATTTTTACATGAATTATCTAAAAAAAATAAACAAAAAAAATTAAAAAATACTATAAAAACAAAACAATCACCTGTTAATATAAATTTATCTAAAGATTTAAGTATTGATAAACCAAAATACAGTAATTTAAAAAATGGTTCAATGCCAACATTTAGAGAATTAAATAAAACACAAAAAAATATTAAAGACAAAAAAATAACTATCGATTTAGATAGAAATCAATTTGATACAGATATTAATAAGACTGAAAGTAATTTAAATTTTACAAGTTCAATAGAAAATTCTATAGAAAATCCTATAAAAGATCCTATAGAAGATGTTATAAAAGATCCTATAGAAGATGCAATAAAAGATCCTATAGAAGATGCAATAAAAGATCCTATAGAAGATACAATAAAAGATCCTATACAAGATGTTACAAAAGATGAAAGTAAAAATAGTAATTTTAACGATATAATAGATAATAAAATAAATACAATTAAAACTTTAGATGATAATGAAAAATTTTATATAGAAAAACCAAACATATGTATTGACAGTAATGAAGTTAATAATGAAGTTAATAATGAAGTTAATAATGAAGTTAATAATGATATAACTATTAATATACCTAAAATTAATAGAATAACTAAAAAATATAAATATAAATTAGGAAAAAAAAATAAAAATATAGGTATTTTAATTAAAAATAATAAAACACTCAAAAAAATAAAAGAAGAAGTAGAGGAATTAAAAAAGAAAAGTATACAAGAAGTAAAAAATTATTTGAGAGAAAAAAATTTAATAAAATTAGGATCAAATGCACCAAATGATGTTTTAAGAAAACTATATGAAAATAGTATCTTAGCTGGTGATGTTAATAATAATAATAACAATAATTTAGTTTTTAATTATTTAAATAGTTAATAAGTAATTTATTTTTTTTTAGTAATTAATTTAAATATTATAAACATAAATAGTAAACTAATTGATATTATATATAAATTAATTAAATTATCATTATCTAAAATATTATTTTTTTTATTTATATTTTTAATATCTGAATTAAAAATTAAATCATGTATTTTTTCATGATTATCATATGTATCATTACAATTAGATCCTTTTTTATCTCGTTTTGCTTTTCCTGATAACTGATTTTCACCCGGACAACATCCCCATTTTGTAGATTGACAACCTCCTAATAAATGCGATGGTTCTGGATTTGGATACATATTTGTGAAAGCCGTAATACCTGACTCTGCTAAAAAACCACCACATAAACCTTCAATACCCCCGCTAATATTTAATGTTAGTGGAGGTTTTTGACCCGATTTAAAATCTGAATCTTTCATATTATTATAAATATCACAAACATTCATATAAATACCATTCCCACTGTAACCATTAAAATTATTAGCTGTATTTTTATCATCAACCAAATGACATTTAACATTCACTTCTTTACATAATGGTTTTGTAGGACCTATAAATGCTCCAAGAATACCAAAAGCATTTATTTTACCTACAGCACCTAAAGTACTTGGAATTACTCCTCTACAACTACTAGGATTACCTCCTGTTAATATACTTGATCCATCAGATTCATTATTTATATATTCAGATAAAGTTTTTTCTGCACCAGTTGGATTGCCATTATTATCAACTAATTCACACTTTTGTTGAGTTTCTAGTACATATCTATTCCCTAAAATTCCTTTACATGGTTCATTTTTTATAGACATTTCTGGATTACAAATCAAACCATCACCATAATTAAAAATACCTGCAACATACCTAGCAGTTAAATCCATACCCCATTTGTTACTACTTTTATTAGGAACCATATCATCTATAGTTTTAATACAATAACTATAAGGATGACCTTTTCCACCAAAATTATTAAAAACACATTTTTCAGGATTGTCTCCATCTGAATAAGACATAATTAAATATTATATTTACAATATATTATAAATTATATAATTTATATAAATTATAATTAAATTATTTTAATTTTACATTCCTAATTCACTAGTAGTTCTACTAGTTTCTTGTGCTGCTTGATCTGTAGCATCATCATCCTGTTGTTCTTCATGACTTTTTTCTGCAGAATCTTCTAAAGCTGTATCACTAGTTTCACAAGCAGTCGTAATAGGTTCTATTAATTTAAAACTATCTAGAAACAAAATAATTGAAATGAATATAAAAATTATACTAAAAAGTTTTAAAAAAAACTTCATTTATAAATATAAATAATATTTATATTTATAAAATATAAATGAAATTATTTAATGGATCAACCAATTTATTTTTATATTCTTTAGATAGAAAACCTTTACTTTTAGAAGAAAAAAGATGGAAAGATTATTCCAATATGAAAACAGTTATTGTTGCAAAAAATGTTAAAAATTCAAATATAACAACAGATATTAATTCTAATTGTATTACCAATCCTCCTCCAAATACTAGCAAGAATTTTTGTTCAAAACCAAATAATAATTTTAAAGCACAACCGATAAAACATTATCGTAAGCAATATATTACTTCTACACCAACAACAAATAATTCATTTATTGGTAGTTTAGATAAACCTGGAAATTATATATTTACATCATTAAGTAAAAGTCAATTACTAGATACTAGTTTCAATTCATTGTGTCAACAATATTTTATATATAATGATCCAAATAATTGTTTAGATATTAGCACAAATTGCTATAAATATAAAGGCACTTCAATAATTAAATCAGCCACAACAGTTTTAGATCCATCATATTGTTCTAGTCATAAAGAATTATTATATAAAAAATGTAAAACATTTAATCAAAATTTACCATTAAATAATGATATTGATATATCAAATGGAACTACTACATCAAATAAATGTCTTTTAGATCAATTCAATTGCAGAACAACATTTAACCCATCAAATAAAAGATATCAAGTTCAAGGACCAATTAGTAGTTCTTCTAGAATAGCTGCATTAAGATATGATGCTGGTTCTAAACAAATAAATGGTAAATCAGTTAGACAATGTATAGTAAGAAAAACTGACTATAATAATCCAAACTTTTGTCCAACAAATTTAACATTGGATGAATGCAAAAATCAAAAAGAAAAAAATAATTTAAAGCACCAACTATGTATAAGTTGTAATGATAACAATAAAAGACAATTTAAAGGGGGTATGAGAATTAGATTATTAAGTTAATTAAATTTATTAATAGCAAAATTATATTTTTTACACCAAGTAATAGATTTTTGAACATTAATATTGACTAAAATATTTAATTTACTATAAAAAATATTTAAATTATTATCTTGATTACTACAATCATAATTAGATATATCTAACTTATTTTTATCTAATTTTTTGTTAGATTTATATAAATTATCATTATCTAAGTCACTATAATGTAAATTGTCATGATCTAAATTATTATCATCTAAATTATTATCATCTAAATTATTATCATCTAAATTATTATCATCTAAATTATTATCAGTTTTTATATCAGTTTTTATATCAGTTTTTATATCAAGATATTTATATATAGTATATTGATCATCTGATACTAATTTATTATTTTTTAAATTAATAAATTCTCTTATTATATTTAAAGTATAATTAATATTTTCAATTTGCTGTTGGCCATATATTGCATTAATTTCTTGTATCTTATTTAAAAAAAGTTTTGGAAATTTAATATTAAGTATAGATATTAAATTATTATCATTTTTAATTATAGTTTCAAAATTATCAAATATATTTTCTACAAATTTATTTGATATTTTTATAAAATTTTTACATATTATATATTTTTCAGAATTAGCTATTCTACTTGTATTTGGTTTATAAATATATATATTTTGATAAAAATTAGATAATATATAAATTATATCTATAGTTTTTATTTTATAAATATCAAATATTTTTAAAACAAAACAACCTCCTGTTTTTTGTGTTAATAATGCATAAAATACTTGAACTATTATTAATGGAAAAGATAATTCTTCTTGACTATTGAAATCTACTGAAAAATCAAATCCGCCATCTCCTGTAATATAATCAATTGAATTTTTATAATTATCATAAAAATATTGCAAGTTTTCTTTATTCAATAAATCACCTGTTTTTGTAATTCCATTATCTATAATAATTTTATTATTACTATTATTTATTAAATTTTGGGCTTTTTTCCAAGATGGAATATTACTATCATTCGATATCAAACTGATTCCATAATATTTATCATTTTCATTTGTTCTTGTATAATTAAATGCTTCAATAAATCCACCTGGTCCTTCTGCTAAGTGTAAAGAAGTTATTTTATTTTTTTCATTTAATAAATTAAAAGCGTTAATGATTTCAATCATTTTAAAAAAAGATCTAGATATAGGTTTATATTTACAAATAGAATTTTTTGTATTTGGTATTTGAGTATGAATATATTCATACGGATTAGATATTTTTTTAAATAAATCCCAATAATTTGAAAATGTATTTATATTTTTTTTCATTAAATTAATATATTCAAACATTGATTCACAAATTATTATTTCTGATCTATAATTTAATTTTTCTTTATCATTTATAATATTTAACTCTAAATCTTTATTATCAATAGATGGTATATTTATATAAGTCATTTTAAAATTAATAATAATATATTATTATTAATTTTAAATATTAATCTAAATTTATTTATTTTGCTATTTTATCTTTACTTTTTATAGTTTTTAGGTTTTAACCTTTTCTTTTTCTTTTTCTTTTTCTTTTTGTTTAAATAATTTAATTTTTTCACTAATAGACAACTTCATTTTTTCTTTTTTATCAATTTGGTCTTCTAGAATATCACTTTCACTTTTTTCTTTAATATATTTCTGCATAATCTTTTTTGATTTTTCTTCAAGTGTTTGTTTTTCTATTTTTAATACTTCATCATCTATTGACTTAATCTTAGAAGATATTTTAGATTTAATTAACTCTTTTTTGTCAGGTTCAAAATTTATACTTTCCATATCAGCATCACTATTTCTCACTTTTTTAAATACAAAGTATTTATTTAAATATGAAATTTCTTTTTCTTCATCACTCATTTCTAATGCCATACCTACCTTATTTTTAAATGATTTATTTTTATCAATAAGTGAATTCATAAAAGTATACATTTCTTTAAAATTACCAATACTATTTGGTAACCCAAGCTGTTCAATTTCATCTTCATTTAATAAAACAAAACCATAATTTTCTAATAATCTTTCTAAAAATTTAAAATTTACTAAATATTCTCTAAATACTTTATTTATAGTTTCTTGATAAACATCTATTGCTAAACCTACACTTGATTCATCTCCTATAAATTCTTGATTTTCATATCGTTTTGTTATTTCCCAAATTTTTTTATCATTTTTAAAAATTGTTTTTGAACTACCATTATCTAAATTATTTAATAATTTAAAAATTTTATCCCCATCATAACAAGTACCTATAAAATATCCATTTAATCCTGTACATTCTGCTATATTTTTTAAGAAGTTATTTAATACTAGTTTATTTTCAAACATATAATGTAATCCAAATTGTATTGAACTTATATTAAAACCATTTTTTGCAATTCCATAATTTTTATATATACCTTTTCCTAGCATAATTTCATTTTTAGATCCTTCACCAAAAATAGCTTTAATAATTTCACTATTTTTTTTACTTGTAAAACTTTCTCCAGATTTTATATTTTTACTAGAATCACCATTCAAAAATATTACTTTCGGTAATTTTGTAAATTTTTGAGAATAATTTAAATATCTAGCACAAGCACCATCTAATCTATTTTCAATATTATCTTTACTTAAATCAACACCTAATACAAACTCTAATTTTGCATTTATCCATTTTGGTATATCTCCACCTTTTCCAACTGCATAGTCTATTAATGAAAATCCTGGTTTGGTTAATTTTTCAATTAAAATATTTTTAACAAACAGATTATGAAAATCTCTTAATGCCCTAGTTTCTGATTTATTAGAAATTTTATTATAATAAACATCATCATCATTATTTTCTACCAAAACATTATTACCAGTTGTTATAATCTCTTCTGTTATTGGATTATGAATTGACTGCCAATTAGAATTAGCTACATGATAAGCATTACCAAAATTTTTAATACCTGAATGTAATTCACTAGTTTTATCATTTCTAACTCTTAAAGGTTGCCATCTCCAAAATTCGGGTTTTTCACTATCATAACTAAATTCTACTATTGTATTATCTTCAATTTCATCTCCTTCTTCTGTTAAAATTTTTAAATTATTAGATTCATCTAATTTACCCATTATATTACAAATATGAGCTGATTCATCACTTGGATTTGTTGGATAAAATTTAGCAGGTTTATAACTATCATACAAATTATGATGAGTTTTCTTTATATTATCATTTATAATATCATTACATGGATTTATATATCCATGTTTTTTTTCATCAAAACCTACGTGTAATATTAATGTATAATAACTTTTTACTTGTGTATGGGACTGTAAATTAGTACCATCATTATAAACATTATTTACCTGTTTTTCATTTAATTCATTTCTTTTAAATTTAACTAAGAAATCTATTGTATTAAATTTACTAGGTTTCCATTTAAAAGACTCATTCCAAGTATGTTTATAATTAGGAGCAAGAACACCTACTTTATTACTAGAAACACCTGAATTTGATGGTGTAAATATTAATCCATCTGTATTATAATCAAATAGACCATCATTAATACGATCCATTATTATTTTACATCCACTAAATTTATTTGTACTATAAAATTTTTTTATCTTAATATTTAATGCAACTTCTTTATCACTTCCAGAAATAGATATTAATTTTAATTGATTTATAACTGTGTTTAAAACCGCTAATCTATAATTTTCATTTCGTTTTTCTTTTTCTTCTTTTTCTTCTTTAGACTCTATATTAATAAATGGTAATCCTGTTAAATTTTTACTTTTTAAGAAATATATATCAAAACAAGCAAACAAATTAATGTAATTTCCTTTCTTATTATGTAAGATATGTTCACCATCAATTATTGTATTAAATAACTCTTTATTTTCATTTATACAACCTGTAAATTGTAAAGTCATATTCATTGCTATAAAATATATTTTACCATCATTTGAAATAAATAATAATTTTCTTATACCATCTGCTTTCTCTGTAACTGTATAATTTTTTCTAATATTTGGAATAGAACGATTTGTATCATTTATTTCAGATTCAGGTAACAAATTTATCATTTGTAATGTATTAGATGAAGGCCCTATGAAATCTTTGTTTGTTGGCTTCATAGATTTATTATATTCTGTATTTTTTATCAATTGTAAATAATTATGTAAAACTTCATTCTGTTGACTTATTGAAATAGGATAATTTGATTCTTGTAACCCAATTAATACATACTTAATTACATTTTTTAACATGGGTAATAATTTATCATTAGATAACTGCTGTTCTTGTATTTGTTTATTATTTAATTCAATTTCTATTTCAAAATTTTCAATACAATTAAAAACATCTGAATCATCTATATTAAATTCTGAAATTAATTTTCCTCTGCTACTTTTTGAAGATTTTACAATACTACAATGAACAATAAAAGGTAATTTATCATTACGGTATTCAAATCGTTTTAAATATCTAAAAATTTTTTTTAAATTTGTCCATTTCTCATTTAATTCTTGAACTTTTGATTCTGTTTTTTCATAATATGTTTCAGTTTGGAAACTAATTCTAAAATTATAATCATCATAATCTAATGGAGGCAATGATTGATCTTTATTTACAAAATATTTTTTTTCTATATATGTTATATTATTTTCATCAGGAATTCCAGATAAATTATTTAATTTACAATAAGATTGAATATTTGGTAAACCATTTATTTCTGTTTTTATATCAGAATCTGTAATAACTTTTAATATATAATTTTCTGAATGTAATTTAAAATCATAATTCAAAAGTATTTTTATTACATTATAAAAATCAATACTTGTAATAGATTTGATCTGTTTTGTTCCAAAACGTACTTCAAATTCTGGGTGCGAATTTTTTGCAAATTTATTTAAATTATTAGAATAAATTTCTAAATATTTTGATAATAAAGCAGATAAATTATTAGTTTCTAAATTTTTACTTGATTTTTCTTTTTTTGTAGACATTAATATATATAATTTATTATTATTAAATAACATTTAATAAATAATATTTATCAATTTTATAAATAAATTTTATTTATAAATTTATTTTTATTTTTTATTTTTTGTTAAAAATAATTATATATGATTACATTTAAAAAATTAAATTTAATTAAAAAAAAAATTGAATTTTTTATTTTAGATAATATCAATATTATTAATCATGAATACTACTCTTATCATTCCAAATTATGTTACACCTAGTGATATCCCTAAAATTTGGCATTTCTTCGATTATTTTAATATTGCAAAAGTAAAAGATATTGAATATTATAATAATAATGAAAACTCACAACTAGATCAATATTATGGATATGGTTATGCTATTATTCTTATTGATGAATGGTATAATAATACTGGAGCTAATAATTTCTATCAATCAATTGTTGCTAATAAATGCAGAATGGTATATGATGATCCTTATTATTGGAATGTTGAATTTTATCATAATGAACATGAACATGAACATGAACATGAACATGAACATGAACATAATGAGAAACATGAAGAAGTTAATGAATATGTCGCAACTAATAAAGATGTAAATGAAAGTGATAATGAATCTTATTATGACTATGAAAGTGAAAGTGAGCCTGATGATCCAAAAGATCTAGATTATGAATTCAAAGAAACAGATGATGAGGTAGATACATATTATGAATATTATGACTCATATCATAAACAACTAGAGAATAAAGTAAAAACAGTTAAAAAGCAGAAAACTAATAAAAACAGTGAATCTAATGATAAAAATGTTGTAAATCTTAGTGATCAGCTAGTAAAAAAAAATAAGAATTATCTTAAGAACAACAAAACTAAGTCATTTAAAAATGAATGGTCAAGGAGACTTCGTCGTAAAATTGTATAAATTATTATAAATAAAAATCTTCTTGATTTAATATTGCATTTTTACAACATCCATATGTAGTTCTATGCCATGGACTTATACCATATTTTTTTATTCCATCTAAATGTTGTGCTGTTCCATATCCTTTATTTTTTTCTAAATTATAATATTCTACTAATTTTTTATATTTTTCACACATTTCTTTTATCCATTTATCTCTCTCAACTTTAGCTAAAATAGATGCTGCCGCAATTGAACAAAATTTGTTATCACCTCCTTCAATTAAAACATGATTAACTTGTTTAATAATATTAGATGATTTTGTTAAATAAGTATAAGGTTTAAAGTCATTTCCATCTATTAAAAGATAAAAGTCTTCACTATATTCTAACTCTATATCATTTTGATTGTTATATTTTTTTAAAATTTCAGAAATAGATTTATGCATAGCTTTATGAACAGAATTTCTTATATTTAAACTATCAATTGTTTTTTCATCTTCATAAGCAATTGCCCATGAAACTGCATTATTTTTAATATATTCTGCAACTTCAGTAATTTTTTTTTGAGAAGTGAATTTTTTACTATCTTTTAGAATTTCATATTTGAAATTTTCATTATTCGGTAAAATAACTGCTGCACAATAAACTCTTCCAAACATAGGACCTCTACCTACTTCATCAATACCTATTTCAAGTTTATTTGTTTCTAAATTATAAAATTTTTCTAAAGCTTGTTTTTTCATTTTTATAGATTTATATAAAGTTTTTTTATTATTTACTTTATATAAATAACAATGAATTTCAATTTTAAAAATAAAAATTTGACAATTATTCTTTTGTTAATTTTAATTTTAGGATCAATATTTTGCTATAATGTCATGCATAAATCAATAGAAAATTTTACAGGTTGTTTTGATGATTCTCTTTTAATTTATGATCATATTGTTTTAGGAAATGATGACATAAATAATCAATATTTCAAAATTAACAATATTAGTGATATAAGCGGTTTATTGAGTAGTAGTAGTGATAATTCTACTGAAATTTTAAGAAGTAATAATTATACAAGTATAATAGATGCTTCCAAAAATATTTTTGTTAATTATGATAGCTCAGATAATCAAATTTTAAATAAGGTAGCTATTTTTAGTAATCCTACTGCTTTATTGACTTTAAATTTAGATATGTCAAGCAACATTGATCCAAGTAATAATATATGTATGGTTTTTGATGTGTCAAGTGATAATCAAACACTATTAGATGTATCTGGAATGCCATTTACAAAATTATCAATTAAAGTAGGTGATGAAATTATTATTGAAGAAGGTAAATTAAAATGTAAAGTTACACCTGTTACAAGTGATGACAATGATAGTAAAATTACCCAAGTAATATTTAGAATAACTACAACTCAAAATTTAACAGATAGTACAGGTAGTTCATACAAAGACAAATTTTTAGATTACTTAACAAGTCAAGGTATAAATAATTTAACAACTTCAAATTTTAATATAAATATAAATTCAAATTCCACATCTAATAATATAATAACTACCATTACAACAAGTTCAGAAGATGCTGTCAAGATTAAAAATATTTTAGATAATGAACCTACACAAGAAATTCCAAGCTTTAACGAAGAAGTATTAACTTACTCTAATAAAGACAAAGCTAATATTATAGAATTTTCCCATGATGGAAGTCAAATATCTCTTACAGAAGACCCATCAAATCCTACAAATGGATTTTTTGGTAATGGTATAACAATTCGTGATATTATAACTGGAAATTCAGAAGATAATAGTGTAAGCAAATTTAATTCAGATAATATAGGAAATACAAGTAATAGTAATAATAAAAATAATAATGGTTATGGTATGTCACAAAATCAATTTATGCCTGATTATGTTAATAATTTACAAAATTCTGGTTATATGTTACAACAACCTGGACTTCTAGATACATTAGCAAATTCAGAATATAGATCACCATATTATAATGAGTTTGAAACAGCTATGAATTTACCATCTGATCCAATTGTTAATCCTATGAATGCTAAAAATCCATTAGATGATTCACAATCATTATTTGGACCAACAATAACTGATATGAATTTTAAAAATTCAATGCTTAATAATTTAGCTGATTTAGATCCAAATAATAAATGTAATCAAAATAATGGTAATAATAATGGCAATGGTAATGGCAATGGTAATGGTAATAGTAATAATAATGGTAATAATAATAATAATGGTAATGGTAATGGTAATGGTAATGGCAATGGCAATGGCAATGGCAATGATAGTTGTCCACCTTGTCCTGTTCCTCAAAGATGCCCTGAATCAAGTTTTGAATGTAAAAAAGTACCTAATTATGAAATGGGTAAATCTAATGCATTTCTACCCAGACCAGTATTATCTGATTTTAGTACATTTGGAATGTAAATCGAAAATATTTTATTTAATAATAAATAGTAATAAATTACTAATTATTATTTATTATTTATATACTTTTTGCTCAATTTTATAGAATATATTTTAATATATTTTCTCTATAAAAAATCATTTAAAGTATTATTTTGATTAAATGTTAAATTATCTAACTTACTTTGGTTCTGATTCTATAGACCCTCACCCGCCTTTTGTTTTATTTTTTTTTGTAAATTTAAAAAAATTTATAAATGATTTTAATAAATGTTTTGATTTTGATTTATTTCTATTTCTATATCTATTTCTACTTTTAGATTTTTTAGAAACATTAGCTTTTGTTTTTGCTTTTGTTTTTGCTTTTGTTTTTGCTTTTGTTTTTGCTAAAAAAACTTTTTTACTATTCAAACTCATTTATATATAAATAAAATATTATTTATGTTTTAAACATTTTTTATCAATTTGTAAAGTTTTACATTTATTTTCTTGTGGAACAATTTTAATAATACATTTTGCTTTTTTACCATATAAGGGTTCTGTACATCCTTGTTCTTTTTTTTTTGTTTTATTAAATTTAAATATTTTTGGTTTTTCTAAAACACATCTAGATCTAAAATGTTCATATCTTTCTCTTACATCACAATATTTCAAATTAGAATTTTTATTTAACATTTTATTAATTATTTCATGTAATTTGAAAATATAACGCGAAAAACTATCTCTATTTTTCATATGGCACATTTTTAATGGATGAGCTTTAAAATTATTTTTTAAATTAATTCTACAATATTTACATGGTAAAACATTTTGTAAATTTAAAATAAATTGTCTGTAATTTATTTTATCTTGATTTGTTGGTTCAACAGGATAATTAAAACTCATAATATGTAAATAATGCCATAAACTAGGGCCCCAAACAGCTGTTAACATTCCATCTCCGTTTTTATAATCATTTAACGTATAAATTTTTTTATTTTTTTTTGTAGGCATTAATATATAATGAGAAAAAAATATTATGTTATTTCTAAGTTTAAAATAATATTAAATTAATATATAATAAATGTTGAATATTTTATTAAAATATTTAAATTATTTTAAAAATAATGTTGCTATGACTTATAATAATGTATTAAATAATAAATTATATTTAATTTACGCAATTTTTTTAACTATTGTTTTAACTATAGTTACATATTTTATTTATAATAAATTTATCGCACCATTTTTCAGTAAACATGTTTTAAATAGAGAATATACTAATAAAAAAAATGATACGTCTAATGATGTAATTATAATATTATTTTTTACAGAATGGTGTCCTTATTGTAAATCAGCTATGCCAGAGTGGAATAAATTTAATGATTATGTTAATAAAGTAAATAAAATAAATAATTTTACAATAACATTAAATAAAATAGACTGTGATAAAGATGAAGAATTAGCAAATAAATATAATATAGAAGCTTACCCAAGTATTAAATTAATATATAAAGGTGAAGTATATACATATGATGCTAAACCAGATAAAAAACGATTAGTAGAATTTTTAAAAACTTTTGTTAATCATGATATAGAAGAAGGTAATAGTGATAATATTGTAAGAATCAAATAATTTTTATATCATCATTATCAAGTATAATATTACTATTATCAATTATGATATTACTTATATCTAAATTTAAATCAAAGTCAATACTTGAGATTATATTATCATCTAGTATTAAATTTGATTTTTTATTAATAAAATTATTTGCTTGTTTTATACCTAAATCTATTAAATATATTCTTTCTGATGCATTTTTTAAAGCATAATTCCAATAATTTATATCAATCATTGATGGTTGTAAAGCAATATGAATAACATTATCTATCATAATTGTATTTTCATTTTCAAAATTTGAAATTTTACTAAAAAGTATTTTTATTAACATTAATACATAATGTAAAATATTAGAATTATTAGAAATATCTTGAATAGATTTTTTTTCACATGAAAAATCATAATTATTTTTTAAATAATAACTATTAGATAAATCTATACAAAATCTAGTATCATTAAACAATACCAAAATATTATTTTTATCACAATTTTCAGTTAGATAACATTCATTTAATGGTGTATTTACAAATATTCCACCATCTAAATATAAATTATTATTATAATAATTTGGCTGAAATAATATAGGTACCGACATTGATATTGTAATAGCTTTAATAATAGGTATATCAGGTGTTGTTATATAATTAAAAACTTCTTTTTTAAAAAGAGACATATTAGAAACATAAATATTAAATTTAATTTTATTTACATCATAGAATTGTTTCATAGTAGTATTTTCATCCAAATCTTTACCTAAAAGTAGTGGTTTAATTATTTTAATAATTAAGTCTTCATCTATTATACCTTTTTTAAAAAAAAAATCATACAAACTTAATTTATTACTCACTAATTTATCTAATTGTCTTTTAATTAAAAAATCATCCATCCATTCCCATTTATAATTCAATAAATAAATTAAACCAATATAACTTCCAACAGATGTAGCATAAATTGATTTAATATTATTATAATTAATAATATTTGATTTACTTAATTGTTTTAAAACACCATATTCTACTAATCCTACTACTCCACCACCTGATAATACTAAATGATTTATAACCATATTTATAAATATTTATAAATATTTATAAATTATATTTTTAATACAAAAAAAATTTTTTTATTAAATATTTAATTATATATTATATATTATGGATCCATTTTATAAATTTCATGATAAATTTGATAGTGAAGATAATTCATTGAAACTTAATATGGATGAACTATTTCAAAAAAAACAAACACAAGATTTAAACGTTTTAAATAATTATAATAAAATTTTAATCAGAATACATAATAAAATTAAATATGTTTCAAAACAATTAATTAATGATCAATGCTGTTGGTATATAGTTCCCGAAGTTATGCTTGGTATACCAAAATATGATCATCGTGATTGTACCATTTTTATAATAGAAAAACTTCGGGAAAATGGTTTTGTTGTTAATTATATACATCCTAATTTACTATTTATTAGTTGGAAAAATTGGATACCTACATATGTGCGTAATGAAATTAAAAAAAAAACAGGTAATGTTTTAGATGAATATGGTAATATTATTACTAATAACAATAATCAAGATAATCAAAATAATCAAGATAATGAAAGTTATAATAAATTAGACAATAAAACTTTTGTATTTGAAAATCAAAATAGTAAAAATAAAAAATCAACTCAATTTAATGATATTAAGAATTATAAACCATCAGGCAATTTAATTTACAACAATAATTTATTAGATAAATTAAAAATTTAATCAATTAATTTGTCTCGAGTTCTTGAATAACAATCATATGGTAAGTGTTGATTTACATCAATATTTTGATAATCAATTGAGCTATTACATGGATAATTATATATTTTTTCTTCATAAATTCTTCTATCTCTAAATGCAACCTCAAAATCAGCTATGCCTACATCTGCTTTACTATATTTTACTTTGCAATGTAAACCGCATAGTCTACAATAATATAAGCCACCACGATCATAAGCAATAATATGAGTCATTAAATATTTTATAGATAATTTATTTAATAAAATAACTTTAAATAATATAAAAAAATAATTTAAAATTTAATTGCTGTATGTATATAACAGAGTGGTTTTATTCCGGTCTCTGTTATTTTTTATTTTTCTTTTTGTACTGATGCCCGAGTGGTCTAAGGGGTGCGACTCAAGTTCGCATGACTTCGGTCGCGTGGGTTCAAATCCCACTCAGTACAACTATAGAATTATTATTTAAAATTCTTAAATAATAATTTACAAAAAAAAATTATTATTTAATTAATCTACTTATAGTTATTTATTTTAAAATCCTCCTCTTAGACGAAGAACTAAATGAAGTGTCGACTCTTTTTGAATATTATAATCAGATAATGTTCGCCCATCTTCTAATTGTTTACCTGCAAAAATAAGACGCTGTTGATCTGGTGGAATACCTTCTTTATCTTGAATTTTAGCTTTAATATTCTCAATTGAATCACTTGGTTGTACTTCTAAAGTTATTGTTTTTCCAGTCAGTGTTTTTACAAAGATCTGCATATTATATATATAAAAAAATATATTAATTTATTTTTAATTCAATTTTTATAAATATTTTTGTTTTTATTTTTAATTTTATTTTTAGTTTTATTTTAGTTTTATTTTTATTGCCTGAAAGATCGCTGTCTAGAAGGTAAAAGAAACTCCACCCGTTGAGTTTGTTCTAGATCATTAATTTGTCTTGTTACTCTTGGAGGCATTGTTGTTGAACGACGAGGTTCAGAAGCAGAAGCAACTCGTTCTGCTTTTAGAAATGATGCATCGCCTGTTGTTGAAACCCTACGAGTAACTGATGCACAAGCTCTGTATGCAGCATCAACTGTATCAGTAGTTTCACTATAGTTCATTGCTTGATTTGGATTAATACCATACTTACTCGCTTCCTGAATTGCATCCTGATTTGCTCCTAGATAAAGAATCTTAATATTATAAACTGTCTCTGCTTGTTCAACTAGTTTCTTAATTTTATCATATGTATAATTCTTGCTATTATTTTCCATACCATCTGTTACAACATAAATTACACAACTATCATATGCATTAGGATCCATTAACTTTTTCTCCATAAAATGACTTAGAGTATCTCCCATTGCATCTAAAAGAGCTGTTTGGCCTCGTGGATGATATTGATCTCGTGTAATATTTCTAACTTCTTCTAAATCAATAGACCTAAACAACAGTGTTTGTTCATGATCAAAAAGCTTTACTGAAACCTTGATATTAGTATTTTCGTCTTTCTCTTGCTTAAGAACTTCAAATGTTGAATTAATACCACCGAGAGTATCATCTTCTTTACCCATCATTGATCCAGAACGATCAATAACTGCTACAACCTCTTGAATTTTTGTATCTGTCATTTTTATATAATACATTTAATTATATAGAAATTTTTAAATCAATTTTAATTTTGTAATTTTATATTATTATATTATTATATCAATTAGTCCACAATCTTTGCATATAGTTGAATTTAACCAATAATCATGTGATAATAAACTATCAAGTTGTTTTTCTGTTAGTCTCGTATTTTCTAAATAAATTTGTTTAATTATATTCATTAAGGTATATGCATTTTCATATTGGTCTCTTATTTCATTATATTTAGAAAATTCAACACCCATTTTTAATTGATGAATTAAAATAACCCCATATTTATTTATAAATCTTTGTCTACCAACTACAGATATAAGTGATGCAGAACTTGCAGCATAGCCCATTACAATAGTATTGATTGGTATATCTGAAATTCGTATTAAATCAACTAAACCTAATGTGGGTAATAATGAACCACCACTACTTTGAATATGTAAATTTATTTCATTACAATTATTTTCATTTTGTAAATTTATAATACTTGAAGTCAATCCAAATATAGTTTCATCTGTTATACTACCTGAATAATATATATCATTATTGAGAGATCTAATAAATGCATTATTTTCATTATCATTATCATTATTGTTACTATTATAATTATTATCTGGCATATAATGAATTAATGAAGAAGTTACAGCACTTTGAATAAGATTTCTTCTATTAATGTTCAAAGTAATCAACGGTATAAAAACAGATGAAAATATATATGTAAATATTATCATATATAAATATATATTATTAAAATTTAAATCAAAGTTTCTATTTTTTCTATATAGTTTTCTTTTCTTTTTTTGTTAGTTTTTTCTTTTTAATTAGTTTTTTCTTTTTACCATAAGCCATATTAAAAACCTCTATTCTTTCTGTATCTAACTCTTTACCTGATTTTAAACATTCATTTACAGCTTTCATTAATTCTAATATAGCTTTATAATCATCTAGATTCATACCTGGAACTAATCTTCTCGGCCACATCACCTTTGAATGGTTCACACTTAAATTTCGATATTTTCTATATTCTCCTGATAGATTACCATGTGTATCAAATGTTTTAATACTTATATGTGTACCTTGTGTATCTAAATCATTGTTATCAACAATAGTTAAATGTGCGGTTACATTTGTATGATTAATACCAAATGCTGATGGGTTAAATTTTAAAATAAAATATTTAGTTCCATCATTTTTAAAACTATCTCTAGCTGTTAACTCAAATTGTAATAAATTAAATCGGTCAATAGTTAAAGGTGAACTACCTCCTGATTTGTTTGCTATACATTGTTTTAAACTATCTATAAACCTACTTACTGATAAGGGTTCATATGTTAATTGAATTGTAAGTTGATTATCTGTTACTTTCTTATTTGTAACAGCATCTTTTTTATATAGCTCGTGTATTTTATTTTTTATATCTTCTAGTTGTGATATAATTTCAGAATATTTACTTGATTTAATTTTATTGTATGCATTTATATAATCATTTTCGTTAGTTATATCATACACCTCTCTATTTATTTTCCTAATATTTAGGTTTGAATCACTATCATTTTCATCTATTTGACGTTTTTTGTCATGTAAAACTGTTAATTTTGTTAAATAAGATTCTAATAAATTATGCATATCCTTTAATTTTTTTTCTTCTTCTATTAATTTTATTTTTTCTTTTAATTCTTTCTCTTTTTGTAGTGTTAATGTTTTTTTTCTATCTCTTTCTTTCTTTAAATCTTGTTCTAAAGTTGTAATTTTTTTTTTATATCTTGTTTGATTAGTTACTAGTTTTTTTTGTGTTGCTTCTAAAGTTTTTAATTCTTTTGTATTTCTCTTTATTTCATCATCTAAAGTATCTTTATCAGTTTTAGATTCAACTTTTTTACTCGCATTACTCTGCATTAAGTTTAAGTTATATTGAGAATCTCTTTTTAATTGAATTTCTTTATCTAATTCCTCTATCTTTCTGGAATTAGAATGTATTTTTTTTCGTGTAGATCTTAATTTAGATGGTAAAATTATTAAAGGCTTATTTTTACTAAATTGTTTTTTAATAGTTGTAAAAGCTTTTTGTGTTTTTTTTTTGTTTTGTCTATTACGAAAATTAGATTGTATTTTTTTTACTATTTTAAGAGTACGACTACTAGCTTTCGGTGAACTAGAACTACTTTTAGAATTAGGCATATAAAATATCAATATATTTTATATAAAATATATTAGATAATAAAAATTAAAAAATTTAAAAATAAATCTTATGATAAGCTAAAAAAATTATATAAAATTATAACATTCTTGACTGCAAAAATAAAATTTACTATTTTTTTTATAAAATGATGTTGTAAATGAAAATTTTTTATGACAAACATGACATTTAATATTCGCCTGATTATATATTATTTCTAAGGCATCATCACATAAAATATTGAAATCAGTTGGCATTTTCAACCTCTTATAATTGTTCATTATTTTGTTTTAAGTTATTATAGCGATTATCAATTTTAATTAAAAAATTTTGTAAATTTTGAGATAAACTTAAATTTTCATTACATATCATTTTGCAAGTTTGTCTAGGTGAATTTAAAATTTTTTTATCATATAATAAATAATATTTTTTTTCATTTTCCATCATTTTGAGAGAAATGTATTTTGGTAAACTAATTGCTTTTTTATCGTTCAATTTTTTATCTTCTGTGTCTTCAATCATTTCATCTAAAGCATTTTCTTCTATCTTATTTAATAAATCTTTTATTTGTTGTAATTTTTCTTTTATTGTTATTTTATTTGATTTAGATGATGTGTAAACTTTTTTTGTTGTTTGATTTGGGTGTTTTTCTATCTTAAAAAATTCTCGATATAGTTGTTGCTGTTTATTATAACATTCTCTGTAATAAACTACATATTTAGGTATCATTGATTCATCTATATCTACTGGTAATTTTACAGCATTTATTTTACGATTTCGTTTTTCGTTTTTTTTATCAATAACAAAGTTATTAGATAAATCTAACATAATATTATAATAATTTATATAATATTATATAATTTCATATTAACAGCAAATATCAATATATATATTTAATTAATATATTATTAAACTTACAGTTAATAATCCCTGAATACCACTTAAAAATTTAGCTACATCTGATACTGGATAAATATCACCATAACCTAATAAACAACCTGTTATTATAGCAAAATATAATCTATTTAAATATTTTTTAAATAAAGATGGTTCAACATTTGCAGGATCTAATTCTTCTGTTTTTGTTTCTTTTTCAACTTCTTGAGTAGCTTTATCTATTACTTTTTCTTCAATAACAGGAGTTGAATACATTTTATCTAATTTAGTTTTTTTTATATTAGTAAAATTTTCACTGATTTCTTGTTTAACTTTATCTTTAATAACTTCTTCTTTAATTATTTCTTTAAATTTATTTATACCTTCAAAATTATTATCATCTAATAACATATAAATCAATGAAAAAAATATCATAAGAAAAAACAATATTGTAATTTTATTAAATCGTGAAACAATTAAATTATGTAAATTATTTTTAATATTTTCTAATATATTTGTCATAATAAATATTAATATATTAAAATATTATTATTTATTGATTAAATTTAAATTATTTAAAATTTCACAGATTTTGTCAAATAAAACCAAAAGAAAATACCAACAAACGCCTTACTTAATAAATCTAAAATATTATAACCAAATATTTTTGTAAGTTGTGGCATTTGATAAAATACTCCATATAATGCCCATAATACTACAAATAACCAGAAAATTACTTGTGACTGTTTAGTCTGTTTTGTTCCAGACATATAAACTTTCCAAATTGTTCCATACATTAAAATGAAAAAGACAAATCCAATTATATTTGCTATTAATGTTGGTAATTTACCTAATTCACCAATATATCCCGAACCCAACATCAAGAAATTAAATACTAAAATTAAAACAAATGGCATAAAATTTACTACTTTTTTATTTTCCATTCCTAAAACCATACATAATACTAAAAGCATAAGTGGTGTGCTAATAGCCCAGTCTGTATACCGCATATCATTTATCTTCTCGTATGGTAATTCTATTTCTTTATTTTGATCATTTTCTTGATTTTCATTTAAACCTTCTTTTTCATCTAGATTTTCTTTTTGTTCTTTTTCTACTTTATTTAATTTATCTACAAAAACTCCATAAAAATATCCAGCAACAACTGAAATACATGTCTCTAAATTCATAATATGACGAATTTGAGGAACTGGATTTCGAAGAGCTTCAATAAAACATATTGTACCAGTTGTTATTAAGAATATATAAGTAAAATAAAAACTGCTTTTTACTAAACTGATTTGCATTTATTATAAATAAATATTTTTATTTTACAATTAAAAATATTTATAATTATTTAGCAAAAAAAGAGCTAATTTATCTACTTAATTTGAGTACGCTAAACCACCCATACCACTCATGATACGGAGGACATTGTAGTTAACCGCATATACACGTACTTTGGCTGTGTTAACACCCGAAACAGTAGCATTCGATAGAACTAACTGTAAAGTAGCATTGTCAATACGCGAGAAATTGCATGTGCCCGATGGCTGGTGCTCTTCAGGGCGAAGGGCAAACGAGTAAACATTAATACCAGTGTCAGGCGCACGAGTGTGGTGCTGGAATGGCTGAACTAAATCAAAGTATGTGCCTTCACGTTCCGAGAAACGATCCTGGCCATTTAACTGTAATTTAGCAACAACAACTGGATTTTCAC